TGTGAATTGGAAGGACTTCTATTGGTCCCCTGCGCGCCGATGGGAGGAAGTATGGTGGATCGCCAAGGGCATATGGATGCCACTGGGCGAGGCCCGCACCCGCTTCCCGAAGAAGTTTGACGCATATGTGTCAGAGCTGGCCACCAGGCGAGACCAAGACGGCCTCCCAAAGGACTTCACCTCTGATAAGGTCCGCATCTACGAGGTCCTCTGCAAGAAGACTAAGAAGACCTATTGGGTCTGCGACGATGTGGACTCCATGCTGGACGAGAAAGACTACACCCTCCGACTCAAGCATTTCTGGCCTGCGCCGAAGCCTCTCCTGTCCAACTTAACGAATGAAGACCTCATGCCGATGGCGGATTACCGCCTCCAGCAAGACAAATACAGGCAACTAGACAACCTTGACCGAAGGGTTCATCTCTTAGAGAACGCGCTGCGCGTGGCTGGCATATACGACAAGACTAACTCTGAGGTTAAGCAGATTCTGAGTTCTCAGAACACTGAGAACGTTATGATTCCGGCCGAGAAGTTCCAGTACCTCGCAGAAAAAGGCGGTCTACATAGTACCGTTGATTGGTTCCCCATTGAGATGATCGCCAACGTGCTGGAGAAGCTTGTCGCCCAAAAGCAGCAGAAGGTTAACGAGATCTATGAGCTCACCGGCATTGCAGACATCATGCGTGGGGCTTCCAACCCAAGGGAAACCTTGGGAAGTCAGGAGCTCAAAGCGCAATATGGTTCTATGCGGATACAGGACCGGCAAGAGGATGTTTCAAACTTCGTTAAGGAGATACTCAACATTAAGGCGGAGATTATATCCCAGCAATTCCAAGACGAGACTATCAAGAAACAATCGCAGATTGAGTTGGGTGAAGATCCAAAACTTGTGGCTGAGGCGCTCGCTCTCATACGGAACCCGCGAGAGAACCCGTATAGAGTGGAAATCAGCGAGGCTAGCCTGGCGATGCCTGACTATAACCAGGAAAGGGATTCGCGTGTTGAATTCCTCACCGCAGTGGGGCAGTTCTTCTCCCAAAGCGCTCCCCTTGTGCAGATGGCTCCGCAATGTGCGCCCATGCTGGGACAAATGGTTCGCTGGGCGGCCGCAGGGTTCAAGGGTGCCACCGAGATGGAAGGTATGCTTGACCAGATGATCAAGATGATGCAAGAGGCCAGCCAGAAACCGCAAGAGCCCCCGCCCGACCCGAGCCTGCAAATTGCTCAGATTATGGAGGACGCGAAGAAGCAGGTCGCCCAGATGGACAACGATACTAAGCTGAAGGTGGCCCAGATGGAGGGGCAAACCAAGAAGGAGCTTGAGGTCTTGAAGGAAGTCTTCAGCGAGAACTCCCTAAAGATGGATGGCCTGTTCCAGCAAATCATTGAGGAGATGCGTCAGCAGGGCGAGACTGTGAAGCAGGGCCAGGTCCAGCAGCTTGAGCGTGAGAAGATGGTTATGCAGATGCAACAAGGACAGGAGCAACGAGACCATGAGAAGGAAATGGGTGCAAATCAACCTCCGGCTGCATGAGGTAGTGGATGGGGTGGCCGTCGTAGACGGGGCGGAGTGGGTGTGCTCCAACGGGCGGTGGCGCCCAGCCCAGGACGTGTCCTCTCCGTCTTATACAATTCTCAAGGACATTGGGGACTTCATAAGTCCAGTGGATGGGACGCATATCCTCGGCAGGGCCTCCTTACGCGAGCATAACAAGCGGAACGAAGTTACGGACTATCGTGACTACACGGAGACGAGGAAGAAGATACAGGCGGAACGTGAAGCATTTCGCAAAGGGGCACTCCCTGACGCTGAGCGCCGGGAGATCATAGCTAAGGAAGTATATAGGAGATCATAATGTCCGGAGACATGCGTGAAGATATCGAAAAAGCGTTTCAAGTACACGAGACGCCCGAACCCGCCGGAGACACCCCCGACGAAGTCAAAACAGAACCATCCCCCAGTGTTCCAGCCGAAGGGGCGGTTCCTGAGGCTGGGGTTAAGAAAGAAGTCGTAAAGGACCCTTCGTCGGGGAAGTTTGTCTCAGGCAAGCCAGCTTCCCCTTCAACGAAATCAGATACTTCTACTGCGCCCGGTGCGGCTGCACCCACACAGACTTCTGCCCTAAAGGCTCCAGTTAGCTGGAAGCCAGAGGAGAGGGAGCTGTGGGGGAAGATGGACCCTGCCCAGCAGGCGGCAGTGATTCGCCGCGAGCGTGAGATTGACGAGGGGCTGCGCACCAGCGCGGAGGCCAGGCGATTCCACCAGGAGTTCAGCAACGTCGTCCAGCCATACATGGGCTTCATTGCCGCCGAGGGAGGCACCCCCCTCAGCGCATTCCAGTCTCTCATGCAGTCTGGCGCCATCCTGCGGGTGGGGTCGCCCCAGCAGAAGGCAGCGCTGATCGTTGATGCTATCACGCGGTATGGGGTGGACATCCCCATGCTAGACTCCCTCCTGAGCGGGAAGGTGCAGGGTCAACAGGCCGCGCCCCAGAACGACCCGAATTTACGCTACATTGAGCAGCAGCTCGCACCCCTCCGTCAGTTCATGAATGATATGAACATGGCGAAGACTCAGGGTGAGCAGATGATTAACCAGTCTACGAATCAAACTATTGAGCAGTTCGCACAGGACCCAGCCAATGAGTTCTTCGAAGATGTTAAGGCGGACATGGCCGACCTGTTAGAGATGGCAGCGAATCGTAACCAAGTCCTCAGTTTGCAAGATGCCTACAAAAAGGCTATACTATTGCATCCGCAGGTGTCACAGGTGGTCGCCCAGCGGAACGTGAATGACAAGGCGGCTCAGCTTAGTGCAGCCGCACAGAAGGCGACTAATGCGTCGGCCAGTTTACCCTCAGGCGGGCAAGCACCCTCGCAAAGTGATGGGAACCCATTTGGCATGTCCAGACGCGCTGAAATTGAAGCGGCCTGGGATCGTCATATGAGTAGAACGTAACTTTGACTGGAGGTTGAAATGGCCTTTCCGACCGCATATAGCGACATCATGGCAACGACCATTGAAAGTCGCACTAGGAAGATTCAAGACAATGTGACAAAGAACAATGCCGCGCTCGCGTACATGGAGCGGAGCGGTAATGTGGTCACCGTGTCGGGTGGATCAGAAATCATTGAAGAAGTCTCCTTTGCGGAGAATGCGAATGCAGGTTGGTACTCGGGGTACGACCTGTTGCCGGTTGCGCCGCAGGACGTGATCGGCGCTGCGCGCTATGACCTGAAGCAAGCAGCAGTTCCTGTAATCATGTCAGGTCTGGAGGAGTTGAAGAACGCTGGGAAGGAGCAGATGATTGACCTCATGGACGCCCGCCTGAACGTCGCTGAGGCAACCATGGCCAACCTCATCGCAGCCGCTATCTACTCTGACGGCTCGTTGGCTGGAGGAAAACAGCTAATTGGCCTCAAGGCCGCCGTACCTGTCAACCCGGCAACGGGTACATACGGCGGAATTGATCGCGCGACTTGGGCCTTCTGGCGCTCCAAGTCCACTACGATGGGAGCGGCAGCGACCATCAGCACCATCGCTCCAGCGATGAACACGATGTGGGCGAGTCTGAACCGTGGTTCAGATAAGCCCAATCTGATCCTTGCTGATGACATCATGTGGGGCATCTTCATGGGCAGCCTCCAGCCACAGCAACGCTTCACCGACCCGAAGACTGCGGACATGGGTTTTAATGCCATCAAGTACATGAGCGCCGACTTCGTCTTGGATGGGGCCATCGGTGGCTTCTGCGATGCGAAGACTATGTTCTTCTTGAACACCAAGTTCCTGAAGTTCCGCCCGCACAGTGCGCGTAACATGGTGCCGCTGAACCCCAGCCGCCGCTATGCTATCAATCAGGACGCTGAGGTTGCCATTCTGGCCTTTGCTGGCAACATGACTTCCAGCGGTACGCAGTTCCAAGGCCGTCTCACCTCGCCGTAAGGAGCAATCATGGCTACTAAGAAACCGCAAGAACATTCCACTCCGGAAGAAGCCCAGCAGCAGGAAGGGATCCCTGATGAGCCCACTGGCCTGGCG